ACCACATCTCCATTAATTGGTTTACCTGTAAGTTTGTTTATTCCAGCAGCTTGATTTAACTGGTCTTGGAATGTAACTTTGTCTAGGGCGGTGCCCTCTTTGTCTTCCATGGTTACGTTGACATACCAAAATATCAGCACTGTTCTTAATTTTTCTTTATTGATGAATTTTATCCTAAGTGGATTACCTCTTTTCTCTTGGTTATCCTCATATTCCTTCAATGATTCTTCTTCTATGCTTGTGAGATCCCTATCAAAGAATTTGATAATTTTCTTACCCTTTCTATTGTTAGAAAAAGTACCTTTATTTATGGTGAAGGATCTGTATTCATCTTTTATTTGTTTTGAGTTTGCATCAAGTTTTTTACGAATTGGTGTCAAATAGTTTTCCAAAATATTGTAGATTCGAAGTTCGGTCATATCTCTCTTGATTCTCATTAGAGATAGAACTACATATCCAAGTTGTTTCACAAACTGCTTTTGAAGTGTTAAAACCTCAGTAGCGGACATCTCTCTACTTGGTTGTAATCCTTGAGCAATATTTGGTGTACCAATAAATTCACCAGTCTTCTCTTCGATTAACCTATACATAGCTAGCTCACCCTGCTCTACACCCTTGTGATCAATAAGTCTCTCAAAATCATTCTTCTTTACCCCTTGGGTGATAGCACCTGGGTCCCAAATACCAGCAGCGTAGATCTTTCCACCTTTTTTAGTAGCCAAAGGTGGTTCCAGTGATTGTTGAAATTTCCTAATCAACATCCTGATGGTTTCGTTTGAAACAGCTTGCATTGTTTTTGACATGGCTGTAAGTGGTCGTCCACCTAAAAAGTCACGTGATGTTGGTTTGATTCCGAAAGCTCGGATTGAATATTTATCATAATTGTATGGAAGCTTTGCACCCGGCTCTAACATTGGCACTCCATTGGCATAAATCTGATATCCATTATCTGGTAATGATTCATACCCAATAATCTCTACCTCACCATCTTGAAGTTCTCCAAAACTATAATTGAAAGCCCCACCTAGGTATTCTGATCTTTCAATGTTGCTAGCTTTTACGTGTTTAAAATTTTCGTATTTTTGTAAAATTGATTTTGCTCTTTCATATCCAACTCTATCGTAGGTACAAACATATGGTTGTCTGTCCCAATGAATTGGAGAAATTGTCCAACTACCTGGGAATACTTTTAGACCGGATATAAGTTCTTTCTCCGCTCTTTGTATTTTTACTTCACCTCTTTTTAAATATGTTGTGCAGAATTTTTCCCTAATATAAACAACACGCTGTGATAAAAGTTCATCTACTGTTTCTTCCATCATGTCGTCATCTTTTTCAATCTCATTTGTTCTCTCTACCAAATCACCAATATCATGGCCTAGCTCCACAATCTCATAGTCATCTTGATCATGCGCTCGGACCTCTTGTTTAAGATTCATTGTCATCAACTCGTTCTTGGTAGCATCAAGTTTTTTCTCTGATGTACCAGTATTTGTTCTTACCTCTGTGACGTTGACCTTAGGAGTTAGATATGTGTTCTTTAAATTTTCATTTGTAATATAATCCTCCTCATATGTCATCCCATCATAATATTTGTAGCGCTGTTCTCTGAGTTGTTTTGCTCTCTCAAATCTTTTGATTATAAAACCATGTTGAACAAACTGTTCGTTCGACATTATGAACTCTGCTTTGTTGATGAGCTCCTCGGTTGATTTTACACCCTCAGAGACTTTTTTTTTATCTTCCATATGAGATTATTATATTATGTACAATACCAGCTGGTCATTATTACTGCTTTCAAACAAGAGGGACAAATCCCTTAACAATGACAGATGGTTATTCCAAATCAAAGCTGAGTGATCAGCTGGTACTATACAAAATCACTTTAGTCCTACATTCAAAGGAGACGCAAAGAGGGTAGAACTTGCCGAAGCTAGTGTCATCCTCTTCATTATCCCCCCCCATGCTTGTGAATGTAGAGCTGAAATGATCTTACCTATATCTAGTATAGCACATTTTTTGATTTCTATAAAGCATCGAATGGATTAAAAGCTCTTCTCGGGTTTGATGTTGTTATTTTGCTATCGTCATTATTTTGTTTGGCGAATGGGTCTTTCTTTGTTGGTTGGGGGGTGTGAATATTTGTTGTCTTTATGACGGAGTTTGTTTCAACTGCCTCAATTCTACCTTGGTAAGCAATCGCTAAGGCTGTAAGAAGATCGAAATGGTTTGTGGCGTCTGGATCGGCCTTTACTTTTTGCAGTGATGATTTGTCGTATAATCTCATCTCACTTAGAAGTGGGGCCGAAGGAATAATAAGACTATCATCATTCATGGCTGTGGACAACTCAAAAAACATGCGTGGTTTTGTTGCTGCGTTTGTGTGCCAACCCATTCTCTCTGTCTCCACATTCTCCTCTTTATCAAATTTTACTTCACAATAAATAAGTTCTGGTGGATAGATATGTTTCAATTGTGCTATGGTTGCATGCCCTGTATTATTTCTTTCGATAATGGTCAGTGGGTTATTGTAGAGGACGGCTTTGTTCTTTATTTCGTAAGCAAGGAGGTCTGGAGCAATCCAATTATTTGCGTATGTGGCCACAACTCTTGGTGTTTTTGGGGTAAAATCAACAATCACAATTGCTGAATGGTCCCCCCCTACCCCCTCAGAAGGGTCAACACCGATAACATAGGTGTGGTTGAGTATTGGTTCTTCAAAAATTTCCCAGTCTCCAGTTTGATTTGGTGTTGTGATATGTTGTTTGTGATCTTCCAATTTAACAGAATCAAAAAGCTTTGCCCCAGCTGACTGGAACGCTTCCTCTGGTGTAGTAGGATACTCTTGCAATAGACGGGCCCAACGATAATTAACCTCTTCAAACTTATAATACCAATAAGTAATCTGAATATCAGTAATCGGTCTGTAAAACTCTGGCATTTTCTTCGCCTTCTCGTTGTGTTTCTTCTGGTAATCTTTAAATTGTTTTGGAACATTTGGATCTGGCTCTTTCACCATTTCATTAATTTCCTCTGTATCCCACTGCCAATTATAAAAATGTGCTTTAAATTCATGCGCTTTGAACTTGTAGCCTGGTGTGAGGGTCTTATTGTATGCTTTCCAAAATAACTCTGGGAACTCACCTTGGTCGCCTTCAGCTGTAGACTCGATAGTAATTTCACCACCAGCAACGATTGATGTGAGGGTACCAGCGAACATCTCAGATGCTTTGGCAGGGTACTTCTTTGACATCCTACCCAACTCAGATATATGAATCTGATTGTTTCTACCACCACGACCAGTTGACTTTACCTCGATTTTGGACTTTGTTTTGTCACCAAAATCAAGTTTCAGCATGTTTGCGTTCGACATGTCCACAGTGTAATCATCTTGAAATTCAAAATGATTCCACGCTACCATAACCATTTCGTCAAAAACTTTTTTGGCGGAGGGGTCATCGTAGGACACAAATAAGGAATTGTAATTTTTATTGTATAAAGTGTTATCCTTCATGTCGATAATGGAGTATGTTGTAAAACCCAAACGACGTGATTTAAGAATCACGTTTCTTGTGTGTTTGTTTTTAATATAATGTTGCTGCGCTTCGTTGGGTACGAAGGTAATAATCTTTGATTTTCGATCAACAATCTTATAGAGATGTGACATTCTCCAGCTTTTGTCAGCTAGTCTTGGGTCGTAAAAATCGTTTTTGGTTTTTAGCATAGTTATTCAATTAATTTACCTTGTTTGGCATTCCTTTCTATAGCGTCTAGGACATCAGAAGCTTTTCTTTGGGTGCTTACTGTTTCTGTTTTGTCTACCCAATCGTCATTATTCCTAAGCCATAGAGAGAAGCCGGCAGCTGGACGACCTGAAATGAGGAGTTGTTCTACGTATTCAATGACAATTTGCTTGGATTTTTCAAGCATTATTTGGATTCTTTGATCGTTGTGGTTGAAATATTTTAATTGTTGCCTGGTTAAACCAAGTGTCATAGCTAAACCTGTCATGGTGGGTGGCTTATTACTTTGCACACAGACCTCAAAATAGCCCGATATTAGAGCTTGTAGGTCCTCAGGCTCTAAATCAACCGTCTCGACTATTGAAGACTCGTCTACGAGGCTTAGAGACATTAATTTGAGCTTTTCAATTGTTGGGGGTGGAGTGATTGTTTTCATGGTGTAAAAGTAAATAGCGTAACGGCCATTAGTAGTGTATATTTTGCGCACCCCCAAAAGGGATGAAGTTGTGACTAATAACCGTTTTGCTTTGTACTCTTAGTTGTATTATAACACACTTTAGACTTTAAGACAATGGGAAAGTATTTTTAGAAATATATCTCGATTTTGGGTTCTAAGATATATATATAAAAAGAAAACACCCCCCACCCCCCCCTTATAAAAAA